CGGACGGCTTCTTGATCCAGATTACCACACAGTCGAAGACTCCGCCAGCCGGTGTCTTCAAGTCTGAACTGCAGCGTGCGCGCGATGTGCGGGATGGATTGTTGAAACTGCCCAAGCCACTTTTGCCGGTGCTATATGAACTGCCTACAAAGCTGGCGTGCGAAGGTGGCTGGAAGAAGGAAAAATATTGGCACTTCATAAATCCTAATCTAGGGCGCTCGGTCGATATTGATTTTTTGCGCTCCAGCCTGATCGATGCGGAGCGTAAAGGCAATGCTGATATGGCACTGTTCGCCTCGCAACATTTCAACGTTGAAATTGGTATTGCGCTAAGATCAGATCGGTGGGCAGGTGCGGAGTTCTGGCAAAAGCAAATCAAGTCGGATTTATCTATCTCCGCGATCCTCGATCGCTCTGAGGCGATCGTTGTCGGAATTGACGGCGGCGGATTGGATGACTTGTTCGGGCTATGCGTGCTTGGCCGCGACAGGGAGACGAAGGATTGGCTGGCCTGGTCCCACGCATGGTGTCATGTCGGAGTGTTGGATAGACGGCAAACCATCGCGAGTACGCTGCAGGATTTTGCCAACGCCAACGAGCTGACGATAGTATCGGACCAACTTGATGACGTTTCAGAGATCGTCGGGCTGATCAAGTCTATAAAGGATCGCGGCATACTGGCCGCCGTTTCCGTTGACCCTGCTGGCATCGGCGAGTTCGTCGATGAGCTGGCCAATATCGGGTTGTCACCTGAGAACAAAAAGGTGCTCGGCGCGCCGCAGGGTTACGCGATGATGAATGCGATCAAGACTGCGGAGCGCAAACTGGCCAACGGGACGCTCTGGCACAACGGTTCTGGTTTGATGACCTGGGCTGTGGGCAATGTGAAGATCGAGCCGACCGCCACTGCGATCCGGGCGACCAAGCAGAATGCCGGGGATGCAAAGATCGATCCTGTGATGGCGCTGTTCAATGCTGTGACTGTCATGTCTCTCAATCCAGCGAAGGCCGCTGACTTCTCGCTGACGTTTGTTTAAAGGATAAATTCATGCCACTACCCAAACCACATAAAGGCGAAGCCGAGCAGGACTTCGTGTCCCGCTGTATCGGTGCTTCCATCGATGACAATACCTTTGACAATACTGAGGCCGGACGCTCGCAAGCAGCAGCTGCCTGCTTCAGCCAGTGGCGGGATGCGAAGAAGCAGTGGTCGGATGGCACGCTCGGGCCACAGCGCGCCTATTCGACGCTGCAGATCAAGTCGATTTCCGAGCAGGATGCGCGCGTCATTGAAGGCATCGCCAGCACTCCGACGCCGGATCGCGTCGATGATGTGGTCGAGCCGATGGGCGGCAAGTTCAGTGTACCAATGCCGCTGCTGTGGCAGCACGATGCGAAAAAGCCGATCGGCCATGTCAGCTGGGCGGAGGCTACGCCGGAAGGGATCAAGTTTCGCGCGGTGATCGCCAAGTCTGCCGAAGCAGGCACGCTGAAAGATCGGCTCGATGAGGCGTGGCAGTCCATCAAGCTAGGACTGGTGCGCGCCGTCTCTATCGGTTTCCGCGCGTTGGAGGCAGAGCCAGTAAATCCGAAGGACTTTTTCGGTGGTACGCGTTTCAAGAAATGGGAATGGTTAGAGCTCAGCGCTGTAACCATTCCGGCGAATGTGGATGCGTCAATCCTAAACATTCGCAACTTCGATACTCGGTCCGCGACTGGGCATGGTGACTTTAACATTGCTTTTAATGGCGACAGAATTGTTTCCATTACGCTCGCGTCAGAGCAAACTGAATCATTGTCGGCGACACGACATTCATCCAAATCTGTTAAAGCTCAGGAGAGCAAACCTATGGCTATGAAGAAAACAATTGCGGACCAGATTTCCGCATTTGAAGCTACGCTGGCGGCGAAAGCCTTGCAGCGTGACGACTTGATGGACGTTGCAGCGGAAAAGGGCGAAACGCTCGATGAGGCTGGCAAGGAGAGCTACGATACGCTCAGCATCGAAATCAAGAATATCAACGACCATCTAGCCCGCTTGCGCGAGCGCGATGCGGAAAACAAGAAGCAGGCGGTCGAAGTGACGCCTGTGGTGCAAACCAAGAGCAACGGCGGCAGCGGTATCATCACCGTGCGTCAGCCGACAATCGAGAAAGGCACGACCTTCTTCCGCTATTGTCAGGTCATGATGATGGCGAAAGGCAACAAGTTTGAGGCGGCGAATTATGCCCAGCAGAACGACCGATGGATGCATGAAACTCCGCAGCTCGTGGAAATTCTCCGCACTGGCGTGAACGCGGGAACTTCGACAGATTCAACTTGGGCCGGACCGTTGGTGCAATATACCAATATGGCGTCAGAGTTCATCGACCTGATCCGCGCCAACACGGTATTCGACAAGCTGACCGGCTTCCGCCGCGTACCGTTCAACATCGACGTGCCGCGCATGACGGCAGGTACGTCAGTGAACTGGGTCGGGGAAGGTCAGCCCAAGCCGCTGACCAAGGGTGCATTTGATCGCGTGCAATTGCGCTTTTCGAAAGTGGCTGGCATCGTTGCTTTCACGCAGGAGCTTGTACGTTTCAGCAATCCTTCGGCTGAGGCGGTCATTCGTGCTGACCTGACTGCGGCGGTGGCGCAGTTCATCGATGAACAGTTCCTCGATCCGTCGAAGAACGAAGTGGCGAATGTTTCGCCAGCATCGATCACCTACGGTGCACCGACCAGTGCGGCGAGCGGTGAAACGGCGGCGGCGTTCATTGCCGATGCCAAGACTGTGATGATTTCCCTGGCTATCGACAATGTCAGCGCGGCTGGTGGATACTGGATCATGACGCCGGGACAGGCTGTTGCGCTTGGCTCGTTGCGGCATGCGCAGTCCGGCTTGCCGGAATTCCCCGACATTACGGTCAATGGCGGGACAATTCTCGGCTTCCCGGTTGTCACGTCCAACAACACGCCTTCCGGCAACGTGATCTTCATCGTTCCGCGTGAAGTCATGGTGGCGGATGACGGTGGCGTGAGCGTCGATGTCAGTACTGAAGCTTCGCTGCAGATGGATGACGATCCATCATCCGGCGAGCAACAGTCGGTTTCGCTGTGGCAGTCGAACATGATCGGCGTTCGTGTCGAGCGTTTCATCAATTGGCGGCGTCGGCGTGACGAGGCTGTCTATGTGATCACCGGTGCCGACTACGGCGGCATTGGAACTGGTACCTGATCTTTGGGGCAGGAGGCGGGGCGCAAATGCCCCGTTTCTTTCAAAATGGTCAAACAGGATTTCATTCATCTCGCAGAAGTCGCCATGTCGATCCGGTCGCAGTTCAAGCCGGACGATGAGGCGTTCGATCAGGTCCTGCACCGCTTCGAATGGGCGATCATCGCCAGTCCGGAAGGTGCCAAAGACTTCGATGGTGATGACTTTCGTGATATGGCCTATGGGCGAAAGTCGTTTGAATGAGCCTTCAACAAAACGGCACCAAGGTTGCCGTTGGCATAGTTGAAAGCCTTAAGAATCAACCGCTGACTTTAGCTATCTTAGTACTGAATGTTTTATTTCTGATCTTGTTTGGCTATGTCATGCGCGAAGTAAACTTGCGTAATGAGCGAATGGACCTGCAGCGAGAAACGATTATCAGGGAATTGACGCGCACTTGTGATGCTGTGCGTTATCGTCTGGAAGAATTACAACGAGGAAGGTGAACGATGAAACTGATAGCGACCAAGCGGCAGCGGTTCAGCGGCAAGGAGTTGAAAGCTGGCGACGCGTTTGAGACAACCAATTCCTATGGGCGAATTCTGATCAAGCGCAAGATGGCTAAACTTGTTGTCGAGGAAATACAACAAGAAAAGCCGAAGCGTTATAACCGGCGCGATCTGGTGGCTGAGGATCACAATGCGTCTTGATGTCTATCATCACTTTGACGACAACAAGGATTTGCTTACGCAAATTCTTGAAAAACTTAACACAATGGAGACGAAGATCATGGCTCTGCTTGACGATGTTGTGACCAAGGTTACGGAACTCGATACCGTAGAGGATTCAGTGGTGGCGCTGCTCACCGATATCAAGGCCAAGCTCGATGCGGCTGGCACTGATCAGACCAAGCTGGCCGCGCTGTCCGCCGAGATTGACCGGCAGAAGCAGAAGCTGGCCGATGCGGTGACTGCCAACACGCCGTCCGCCTGATGTCCAAAGGATTGGCATTCTGGATCTTGATGCTGCTGTGGCTCGTGCTCGGCATAGGTGGTCCCATCTATGCCGGGTATGGCGGCAGCATGATCCATATCGGCGGAAGTCTCTTGCTGTTTTGTGTCATAGCCATCCTCGGCTGGCAGGTTTTTGGCAAGCCTGTAAACTGATATGAAGCTTCCGCTTATCGGTGAAATCAGTTTCCGGCGCAAGCAACTCCCGTATCAACTGGAGAGTGCTGATCGCGGCTGGTATCCTGTTGTCAATGAGCCTTACACGGGCGCGTGGCAGCGCAACGATCCGCTGCCTTATGACAACGTATTATCCAACTATGCAGTCTATCGTTGCGTGACGCTGATTGCGTCCGACGTGGCGAAGATGCGCGTCAAGCTGGTGCAGGAGGATGCCAACGATATCTGGCAGGAGGTGGACAATCCTGCCTTTTCTCCAGTATTGCGCAAGCCGAACGGCTATCAGAACCATGTGCAGTTTTATCAGCAGTGGATGATTTCCAAGCTGGCTTACGGCAACACCTATGTCCTCAAGGGGCGCGACAATCGCAACGTCGTTACCGAATTATATATTCTCGATCCGACGCGCACCAAGCCGTTGGTTGCACCCGATGGCGGAGTTTTTTATCAGCTCTATCGCGATAATCTGGCCGGACAATTTGAGGAAAATCTTGTCCTGCCAGCCAGCGAGATTATTCACGATAGGAATGCGCCGCTGTTTTACCCGCATCTGGTCGGACTATCACCTATTTACGCCAGCTTCCTTCCCGCCATTTCCGGGTTGCGCATCCAGAGGTTTTCTGACCGCTTCTTCCGCAATCAGGCAAGACCGTCCGGAATTCTGACCGCGCCTGGGGACATTCCGCAGACCACTGCCGACCGAGTCAAGGAGCAGTGGGAGAGCAACTATGGCGGTGAAAATTTCGGCAAGGTAGCGGTGGCCGGGAGTGGCTTGACCTGGCAGCCGCTGGTGATCAACGCTGTTGACTCACAATTGATCGAGCAATTGAAACTGACGGCAGAGCAAATCTGCACGACCTACGGCGTGCCGACATTCAAGGCCGGTGTCGGTCCAACTCCGGCTTACAATAACATTCAGGCGCTTACGCAAGCCTATTACGCCGACTGCGTGCAGATTCACGTCGAGTCGATTGAGGCGCTGTTGGATGAAGGTCTTGGGCTGCTCGATGCAGGATTTGGCTCTGAGTTCGATTTGGATAACTTGCTGCGTATGGATACGCTGACGCAGACCAATGTGCTGGCTGAGCAGGTATCGCGCGGGATCACCGCGCCTAACGAGGCGCGCGCCGTGCTTGGATATAAGCCAGTTTCCGGCGGCGACAGTCCATATCTGCAGCAGCAGAATTATTCACTTGAAGCATTGAACAAGCGCGATGCGCAAGCCAATCCATTCACTCCTCCTGCATTACCCGCGCCGAAAACTCCGGCACCAGTAAACGCTGCGCAGATGGCCCGCGCACTGCTGTGGGACATTCGCAGAGAAATGATTGACACCAATGCTAGATAATACCGAGTTTCAAAAAGAATTTAGTGCAGGCATTGTGGCGCTAATGAAAGAGTGCGTTGCGCCGTTGCAAAAGAAGATTGCTGACCTAGAGGCGCGCGAATTGAAGCATGGCCGCGATGGTAAGGATGCCGATCCTGCCGAAGTTGCTGCGCTGGTGCTCAAGTCTTTGCAGTTGCCGAAGAATGGAAAAGATGGCGCTCCGGGCAAGGACGGGCAGGACGGCAAAAGCGTCAGCATCGATGACTTGCTGCCTAGCCTTACGGCAATGGTGGACAGCAAGGTTGCCGAGTTGTTTGAAAAACTGCCAGTGGCAGTCAATGGCAAAGACGGCGTTGACGGAAAAGACGGCGCGAACGGCAAGGATGCTGTTGCGCCAGATATCGCAGACGTTGCGGCGCTAGTTCTTAAGTCAATTCAAATGCCGAAGGATGGCAAAGACGGAGCTGACGGCAAAGACGGAGCGAACGGCAAGGATGCCGTTGCACCGGATATTGCGGACATCGCTGCGCTGGTTCTCAAGTCCATCCAGATGCCGAAGGATGGCAAGGACGGCGCGCCAGGAAAAGATGGAGTGGGTCTTGCAGGGGCGATCATCAATCGATCCGGTGAACTTGTCATTACCAAGACGGATGGCGGTACACAGAACCTCGGTATTGTGGTCGGTAAGGACGGATCGCAGGGTGAGACTGGTAAGGACGGCGTTCCTGGGCGCGATGGCTTTGGCTTTGATGACATGGAAGCGATGGAAGAAGGCTTGCGCTTCGGTTATCGCTTCCGCCGTGCGGATCAGGTCAAGGAATTCTGGTACAACAAAGCAACGCTTGCAGACTTCGACCATGAGATTTGGCGTGAAGGGATCACCTATCCGCGTGGTGCAGTGGTCACGACCGGTGGATCGTTATTCATCTGCAAGCAGGAAACGATTGAGCGTCCGGGCACCGTTGGTGGTGCTAAGCATTGGCGACTTGCGGTCAAGTGCGGACGCAATGGAAAGGATGGAGCACTAGGTCCAGCCGGTCCGATGGGTCCGAAAGGCCAGGATGGCCGCATGGTTGGGTTTGACGGCAGGGCGCTTTAAATGCACTCGATTGTCGAGCCAGATGCAAATACCGCACTCGTCTATGACTTGACAACAGTTGAGGCTGTTAACGAAGAGTTGGGCATCACCGGCAACACGGCAGACGATGCAGTTACAGCCAGCGAGATTACATCCTATTCAATCCTGCTGGGTGAAGTCTGCGACCGCGTTTTTGCCAAGCAGACCGTTGTAGAAACATTCTTCGGCTGTACTTATGCAAAGGCGTTAGCGCTTTCGCGCTATCCGGTTGTGGAAATTATTTCAATTGAATCGAATCATACTCAGCTGACGACCAATGATTATCGGTTGAACCATGAGAATGGTTTGTTGTGGCGCAAGCCGAATTCAAGCTGGGGTTGGGGATGGGGTTTTAATGGCGAGATTGTTGTCACCTATACCGGTGGCTATGAGCTTCCTGAAGGTGCGCCTGCCTCGCTGTCGCGCGCCGTTATCGAGCTGATCGAAGATGGCCGCGTTTCTGGCGAGCGTGATGTGTCGATCCGCGACATCCAGCACGGTGACCGTCGTGTTTCTTATTTCAATGCCAACGTGAGCGGCAGCAACGCAGCGTTGCCAGCTTCGGTTGCCGATTTGATAAAACCATTCAAGCGGGTTGTCACCTAGATGGCTACTTACCACGTTTTCAAGAAGGACTGGGAAGGGGAAACTTGTTTCATTTTGTGCGGTGGACCGTCTGTAGGATTGCTGGATATCGACAAGCTGCAAGGCCACAAGCTGATTGTGATTAATTCCAGTTTCTACCGCGCGCCTTGGGCTGATTATTTGATGTTTTCGGATACACGTTGGTGGGATGCCAACGTTAAGAAAATAGAACGGTTCAAGGGGAAGATCATCTGCGCTTCATCGCTGGCCCGGCACCCTCGACTGCTGCGCATGAAGCGAAAAAGCCCTCCCGGCCTCTCTCCTGATCCTGGTTATGTCGTGATTAAATATACCACGCTGGCAAGTGCTATAAATATTGCCGTTCATCTCGGCGTCAAGAAGGTAGTGTTGGTTGGTGCTGACGGCAAGAATGGCGGAGCGGACGGCAAGCAGACGCATCATCATACTGATTATCCGCACCAGTGGAAGCAGATGCCCGGAACGTTCGACAAGCAGCGGCGCGACCTTGGGCCGGTAGCCAAGGATTTGGTTAAACTTGGCGTGGAGTGCGTCAACGCCAGTCCGGACAGCGCTTGGGCCGATTTGTGGCCCATAGTCGATTTTGAAGAAATGATCAGACAGGATACGAAACTAGAAACCGTTGCGGCATGAATTCGCTGACGCTTGTTTATAGTTATTATGACAATCCACTGATGCTGTCCGAGCAATATCGCATCTGGTCGAATTACCCGGATGAATTGAAGGACAAGGTTTCCGTCATTGTTGTTGACGATGCTTCGCCGCGCTGGGCGGCGCTCGATGTTGTCAGACCTGTGTTGCCGAAGCTTTCCATTTACCGCGTCAAGGTTGACATGCCATGGCATCAGGATGGGGCGCGGAATTTAGGTGCTTATCAAGCTGATGAAGGCTGGCTGTTTCTCTCCGATATGGATCACGCTTTGCCGACTGGTTCGCTGCAGAAACTTTTAGAGCAGACTAACGAAAGAGTGTTCTTTACCTTCCCGCGTATCGATGCGCCGCACATGACGCCGAATGCCAAAGGTCCAGGCCACAACATCTTCGCGCTGACCAAAAAGATGTACTGGGACAAGATGGGCGGCTATGACGAAGATATGTGCGGCCAGTACGGCAGCGACGGTGCACCACGGCGAAGATTGCTCAGGCACGCAACCAATGTTGTGTTGAAAACCTGTCCGGTCATTCGTTATCCGCGTGAAGTGATCGATGATGCCAGCACGACAAATTATGAGCGGCGCGGACCGATCAATGACCAGCGGCGCTTGCAAACCATGGCGCGCAAGCGAAGTTTGGGGCGCACTGGGAAGATAACAACTCTGGACTTTGAGTGGGACCGTGTTCTGTGACTTACCCGAAAGTCTTGTCAGAGGACGAGACGCTGGACCTGGCGTTGGCTGGCAAGTCGATTGCGCGCTATGGGGATGGTGAACTGCGCTTATGTCTGTGGGGAATGGCGCGTTCGCAGCGGCCATCTGATGAACTGAGAAACGAATTGCGTGACCTGCTGGTTACGCCAACTGCTGCTCTAATTTGCATTCCGAATATACAAAAGACACCGCGAGTGCACAGTTGGCGACCTTATACGGAGCGGCAATATACCAAGCTTTACAAACTACCTGTTTATGGCTCTGCTTTCATTTCTCGGCCTGATAGCGCGCCTTGGATTGATCGTACTGATTACTGGGACAAGGTTAAGCGGCTATGGCGCGGCAAAAATATCACGCTGGTCTGGGAGGATAAACCGTCTGCTGATCTTTCCTTCACGCCAGAAGCGCTGAGCGATGCAGCTAGCGTGCGCGAGGTGCGCGGTCCGGCACTCCATGCCTATGCGGAGATTGATCGCATTGAGGCGGAGATAGGCAAGCCGCAAGGGACGGTGCTGCTATGTCTGGGAGCGACAGCGACGATCTTGGCGGCAAGGCTGGCAAACAAAGGCGTGCATGCCATTGACATCGGTCACACAGGAACGTTCATGCGACTGGGAATGGAAAGGTTCAAGCGCGCAGGAAAAAATGACTGATGTGGATACTGCCTTCGCGCAACCGTCCGGATCGTTTGAGGCACATGTTCGACACGGCTCCTCCGTCAACTCCAGGCATTGTGGCTATAGATAAGGATCAGGCTAAACTCTACTCAAATGTTTCCTTGCCTGAACAGTGGCAATTCGATATCGGCAGGCAGTGCAAGTACGTCGAGAAGCACAACAACATCTTCAAGAGGTTTCCCGACTGCGCCTGGTACGGTTCGTTGAGCGACGACATGGTGCCGATCACGCCACACTGGGATGTTATGTTGATCATGCGCGCCAAGAGCGGGATCGCCTATGCCAATGATCTGTTTACCCGCCGCTGCGGTGCTTTTGTTATTCACGGTGATCTTGTTCGAAAGCTTGGCTATATATTCAATCCAAAGTTTATTCATTACTACGGAGATACGATGCTGGAATTGATTTCCCGCGAGATGAAGTTTGCCGGATTGCAAGAGGATATCATTGTCGAACACCGACACTATGCCAACAAGAAAAATCCTGGCAAGTACGACCAGACATCAAAGGGTCGGCCAAAGCAACTGGATGAAAAACCGGTGTTTGAGCGCTGGCGCGATAAGGAATGGCCAACGATAAAACAAAATTTGCTGGCCTATGCTTGATGTCGTCTTCTGGAAGTGGAAGCCAAGAGGAGGCTACCGTTCACACTTCTCTGCTCAGCATGTCAATATCGCGGCCTCTATGGTGCGGCGGCACTACAGCGGACAACATCGTATCAACTGCATTACTGATGATGCGAGTGGAATTGACAAATCGATCCGCATCATTCCTTTGTGGTCAGATTACAGAAATTTACGAAATCCATCATTCACCTCTGGGCCAAGTTGTTATTGCCGTCTGAAGGCGTTCAGCAAGGAAGCGAAAGACATTATTGGTGAACGCTTTGTTTCGCTTGATCTTGACTTTGTCGCCACAGGCGATCTGGCTCCGCTCTGGGATCGCGACGATGATTTCATCGTCTGGGGCGATACGTTTCTTAAGCAGGATAACAATCTGCCCGGCTACAATGGCAGCATGTGGATGATGACTGCTGGTTCGCGCAGCCAAGTTTGGGAGCGTTTTGATCCGCTGAAATCGCCGCAGGAGGCCAATCGGGCGGGACGCAAGGGGAGTGATCAAGGCTGGATCACTTATGTTCTCGGCAAGGGAGAGAAGATGTGGACGACGGAAGACGGGGTTTACTCTTGGCGTAAGCATCTGAGGAATTCGAAAGTACTTCCGGAAAATGCACGCATTGTTTTCTTTCATGGAGTGCCTTGGAATAGTCTGCCACCGCAGATCGCATGGGTTCAACAAAACTATAAATAAAGGAAGGACAGAAAATGGAAATGGAATATAAGACGGTAACGCTGCCAATTGATCAGAACTGGCAACAGGAAGTGCAGAAGCTGATCGATGACAAGTGGGATATTGTCCCAGGAACGCAGCCTTGTTCGATACATCATCTGGTCAGAGCCAAGCAGCAAGTACCAGTTGCCGGTGTCGGAGGTTTGGGAACCATGAAGATCGATGAGAGCAAAATCAGCATCATTCGCGGTGGCAAGGTTGTCGGCTGATGGCTGGCTGGGCATGTGTCTGCCGCCTTGGCGGTCTGGGCGATAATCTTATCGCGGCTTCCGTTCTCGCGCCATTGAAGCGTTTGGGTTATCTTGTCGAGGTGATCACATCGGAGTCATTCCATGTGGTCTACCTCAACAATCCAAACGTGGACAAGCTTTCGGTCAAGGGCGAAAAGGACATTCCCAATGGTCCGGGAGAGTGGACCAAATGGTTCATTGCCCGTTCGCACGAGTACATGGGCGGCTTGTGGAATTTAAGCCATTCGGTGGAAAAGCAGCACGCGCTGTTTGAAACCGATACCAACTTCTGGTGGCCGCAAGATTACAGGCGTAAGCTGTGCAAGGGTTCGTATCTGGAAACAGCTTGGGATATAGTCGGACTGCCCCAGCCATACCAGTTTGGCGCACCGCTGTTTTATCCTACGGAGGAAGAAGTTGAGCGTGCCAAGAAGACGCGTGAGCAAATTGGCGGCAGATATCTGGCTTGGATTATTGGCGGCTCGCGCGTTGACAAGGTTTATCCATATTCACCGCAGGTTATTTGCCGCGTCATTAAGGAATTGAAAATTCCTGTTGTGCTGTTTGGGATCGGCGGCAAGCAATTCGAAATGGCGCAGTCGGTCATGGAGGATGTCAAGCGCGCGCACAGCGGAACCGGCGGACTGCATTTGGCTCTATCACCAGATAACTCCGATCCAGGCGGTCATCAGCACTGGTCCACGCGCCGCAGCCTGACGCAAGTCTTGTTGTCTGATTTGGTTGTGTCTCCAGACACCGGTCTAGCTTGGGCGACGGCCATGGAGCCAATGCCGAAGATCGTCATGGTGTCGCATGCGTCCGATGAAAATATCACCAAGCATTGGGTGAACACAACGACGCTACATGCTGATACAGACAACGTTCCTTGCTGGCCTTGTCACCGTTTACATAACACGCTGGATACTTGCGTACCGTTTAAGGAGGAGGGAAAGGAAACGCAGGTTGCGTCCTGCATGGCGGATATTTCTGCGGAGCGTTTGATGACAAACATCGAACGATTGTGGAAACAATGACCAAGGAATTGAAGCTTTATAATTCCGTCGATCATTGGATTTATTCAGAGACTTCTGGCATCGTGCAAAGTGGTCCATTTGCTGGAATGCTATTGCTGGATGAAAAAGATTGGGACGATGGCAATCTGAGTACAGAGTGTCTTGGATGCTATGAAGAAGAACTGCATCCGGCTATTGAATATCAGATCGAGCGGCTTGCCAAATTGAGCCAACCAAAGATTATCGACCTTGGATGTGCTGAAGGATATTATGCTATTGGGTTGGCGCGACGATTGCCGCAGGCTGATATTTACGGAGTTGATATTTCAAAAAAATCATTAGCCATATTGCAGAAGGCAGCCAAACTGAATGCCGTGCATGTCAATGTTGATACGACAGTCGATGAATTCATGCGCAACATGGACCTTGTCATTTGCGATGTAGAAGGTGATGAGATTAATTATCTGAGGCCGGACTGGTTTTCGGATTTATTGAAAGCAGACATTATTGTCGAGTGTCACGATACCGAAGATTATAATATGTCAAGAATTTTGTATGATCGATTTTGTGGGACGCACAATATAGAACAAATCTTTGAAGGCGCTCGCGATCCGAATAAATATTTATTTCTGCGGCAGCGTGAATCGCTGCATCGCTGGATGGCAGTTTGTGAGGGGCGACCCTGCACGATGAATTGGCTCGTAATGAAGGTTAAGCAATGAAGCTGAACCTTCCTGAAGTCACGCTGGTCATGGTTGAGACGCGTGAGCACGAGCTAGCAAGGCTGGCGATCCAGGACTGCATAGACAAGGCAGACTTCGGTGACTTGATTATCGTCACCGACCGTCCTTCGGAATTCTACAATTTCAATTATCTGAAGCCGAAGGTCAAGACCGTACCTGACTGGCCCAGCAAACTCGGCTGGTCGCGCTCGTGGTGGTACGATATACCGCCTATGGTTTCCACCAGCCACACACTCAACATCCAGTGGGATAGCTGGATTTGGGACACATCGATGTGGCGCGAAGACTATCTACGTTATGACTATATCGGCGCTCCGTGGTGGTACAAGGACGGTAAGAACGTTGGCAACGGCGGCTTCTCCTTAGTTTCGACGCGTCTTAAACGTTACCTTTACGATCACAGGCAGAAGTTTCCCTGCAATACGCATATTGATGACGATCTGCTCTGCCGGAAATATCGCTTTCAATTAGAACAGACAGGATTTATCTGGGCACCAGAACGGATCGCGCACGAGTTCGCCTTTGAGTGCTGCCGCCCCAGCGAGATTTCACGCCATTTCGGCTTTCATGCCATGTTCAATTGGCCGGTGGTGCTGGACAAGGAGGACCTGTTTGCGCGTTTGGAAATTGCCGCATCATCGGAGTACATACGCGACAGCTACATGATGAAGGCATTTAGTGAAAAATATCCGGAGCTAATACGGGAATTGGTCAGCCGGAATCAACTGCAAGCTGCTGAGTAGTTAAC